TGCATAGTCTAAATATCTTGATAAGTCATTTTCTAATAATTGATTACTATCAACATAATTAAATAGGCTTCTTTCAGTATATAATTGTGCAGTTTCTGTTGCATCGTCTTGTTCCACAAAGGATATATTACCTTTATTTGCTTGTTTAAGTTTATATACATTCCAATCTAAGTTTTCGCTTTTAGCAACATGAATAAAATCATTACCTGTGGGTTTGAATCTTATATTGTCGCCAAACAGTTCTGCAACTCCGCCTAAATCAAATGCACTAAAGTTTACATCTTTTTCGTTTACATATCCTGCATTTGGGAGTGGATTGTATTTTTTATCTAATAATCCTTTATAACTAACATTTCCTGTTTTAGGCCATAAATTACTTTCTCTTACACCACTTGGTTTTTTAAGAAATCTTGATGTATCGTCTATATCAATTAATATGACTTCGTCATCTTTAGCATCAGGTGTAATTTCATATATTCTTACACTCTTTACATGTACTGCTATATCATCATTTGTTATTGCTTTTACAGATAGTGTACTTCCAGGTAAGTCACCTTGATAGGTGTCTTCTAAATCTATTGTTGCTCTTTCAACCACATAAACATTTGAACCTGCTAGTATTTGGTTATCTGGTAGTAAACCAACATCTGGGAAAGTAATTGTGGTTGTATTGTCTACTTGATATCTTGTTTCATATCCCGGATTTAATATTTTTTCTCCGTTAAGATAAACATCTATAAATGGATATTGTCCATCGTACTCTGTAATATTATTAGTATCAAATACTGTATTAGAATTAACAATACCTGTGTTTATTACATAAGTTGCACTACTATTTCCTGATACTGTAGATGGTGCTGTAATTTTCCATCTATCACCTGCATCAAATTCAAAATCAGAACTTGTTAAATTTACATTATTTACTGAAACAACAATATTAGAATTAACAGTATTATTTGCAATATTAAATGCATATCTTTGTCTGGGTTGATATCTACCTGCTGTAATATTAAGATTTGCTAACGTACTAGCACTACCACCTATTGTAAAGTCATTACCTGATATTTTAAGACCTTTATTAATTATTACATTTCCGCTATTAGAAATATAATTTTCAATTGTGTGTGCAGTAATATTAGCATTAATTGTTGCATCTGAATTAATTGCTGTAGTAATATTTGCAACATCGGTTATTGAACTTAAATTAAAAGATGCTGTAGAACCAAAATTATCTGCAATAGTAATTGTGCCTAATGAACTAATGTTTGAAACACTACTGCTAATTATATTACCATTAGTGTCTTGGGTAACTGATGTAATAGTATTAGAAGATCTAGCATTTACTCTGGCCAATCTTGTAGAAATATTCCCAATACTTAATTCACCTGTAATGATCGTAAGCCCAGGTGTATCAGTGTATCCTGTGCCTTGTTCTGTAACTTTAATAGCACTAAGTAATCCATCACTATTCAGTACGGCTGTTGCTTTTGCTTGGGTGCCGTTTGTTGATTGTGTAATTTGTATTTCTGGTACATCAAAATATTGATGTTTGTTATTTAAAACATCTATTCTATCTACAACTCCTGTTGTATCTTCAGGAAAGGACAAAGTAAATAATTGTGGGTCCTGTACAAAATCTTTTTTCTCTAATGCTAATTCAACACTTTGATTATTTTCTAAGTCACCGAACGAACCAACTTTAATTGCCCATTCGTCGTATATGTCCATATCGCCTTGTATAATGGAACTACTTCTACCTATTCTACTTAAACTTGTTTTAGTACCTTTGTTCTGTATAAATCCTTTATAAAATTCAAATTGTTGATCGTCATCTATTTGAAGTTCTGCTAAGTAATCTTTTTCCTGATAACCAAATAAATTTCTTGCTGTTTCGTAGACTTGTTTTTCTACCGGTATAAATCCAAGCTCATGGTATCTACCCATGCTTTCTGCTAAATTATCTAGATTTGGTTTTAAGGAATCTCCTTCTATTAGAAACCCTTCACTGATAAATCTTCCGTCCCAATTTGCAGTTTTATTACCTTTAATTCTAATTCTTGTTTGTCTTTGATTATATAAAGGATTATATAATGTATCAGCAAAGTCTGTTACATTATCCAATACCATTGCATGTTCTATTTCTCTTACAAATAAACAAATAGCATAAATTTCTTTTCCTGTTGGTGGTATTATTTCAATTTTTAGATTTTCTCTGTTTATAGCACATTCTTTTGGATTTATAGACTTACCGTCTTTATCCATTATATTAAACATATTAAATTCATTACGTTTAATTTTAGCAACGAATCCTTTTGTTGTTTCAAATGTTACCTTTGTTGCCATCGGTGACAATTCTAAAGTATTATTAGTCTGCCAATTACCCTGTAACCAGAATAAAAATTGTTTTGCAGAATATACCCAGTCTCTAGTTTCATTTATGTCAATATCATATTCGCCAAAAGTATAACCTAAATATTTCTGATATCTGCCTAATGATATTAGGAAATCAAATACATCTTGCTCTGTTTTATATACAGTTTCATATTCTACTTTTTTAATAACACCTGTTGTATCTAAATAAACCGCACCCTCTTTAAAATTTATTTGAGGTAGTTTGTTTAACTTTTTATATTGCAAAGAAGAGAAGGTCGTTGCTTTAGGAATATAATCTCTTGCTTCATAATAAACATCATTATATTTTACTATTGTTCCTTTATTGTATGATGTGTTTGCCTGCCAGTCTACGTAAGGATGTGCTTCTCCGCCTACCTGTATTTTACTTGATCTTCCTGTTAGATCACTTTCTAAAATTTTAAAGTGTCCTAAATTTTTATCGTAGCCTTTTACTCTATAACCAGTTATAGTTTTTTGTATTATTACACCCTGATATATGTTTCTTGATTTATAAGGCGAATTATGAATATCTACTGTGATATTTTCTTGCGGTATAATTAAATTTGTACTACTGCCTGTTGTACTGAATTGATCCATAGACATAGTCATTGTGTCTTTGTCTATATATCCTGAAAATCTATATCCTAATTTAACATTTAAATTTCTTAGTTTTGAAACAAAGTTATTGACTACATCTAGTCCTTGGAACTTTAACCAACTGTTTATAAATTGAGTATAACCAATATTTGTGATTGTATTTCCGTTTGAGTCTATATCACCGTGTATTTCAAAATCACTGGTGTCTAAAAACTTCCAATTTTTTCTTGTGTTGGTACTGATATATTTTTTATAATTTGCTGATGCTTTTGTGATCTTTGATGGGTCACTAAATACTGTAGCAAATTTACCAGGATTAGACAAACACAACAGTTCTGCAATAGCAAAAGGATATCCTTCACTGTACTTCCAAGCATTTTCAACTGGTGCACCATCACCAAATGTCCATGGTCTATCAAGAGCAACATCATCACTTATGGTTTTTCTTTTTGTTTTTTCACTTTTCTTGGCAAACGTTGCAGAAGAATTTGTTGGTGCAGTTCCGTTTTTATTTGTGTCTATATCCAATACTTCAGCATAATAATTCCCTTCCCATGTTATTCCTACGCCTGGTTTTGTCCCACCTACAGCATAAGGAAACATTGGCTTATCGTTATCATCTATAGTTGCTACATAGTAGCGAATTGCTGTACTAGGAGAATCGGGTGTAAACCCGTATCTTGTATTCCACCTGTCTGCATATCCGTTAGTTCCTGCATTTGAACCTAATTCATAATCCTGTACAAACTCACCAGTATGTGCTCCGCCTGGGCCACTGCTTCTAGTACCGGATTTTAAAACAAATCCACTTTTAATATTTGTAATTGCAGATGAACTGTCCATAGGGTCTGTGTAACCATATGGACCATAAATAGGTAAGCCATCAAATGCCCAACCTATAATACCTGAGTGTGTTGAACTATCTCCCCACACTGATGTATTACTCATCTCTTTTGTTGGTATTGCTGTATAAGTAAGACCGTTTTCATCTGTTTGAGCAATGTCTCCGTTTGCTCTGCTTTCGGCTGTCTCAAATCCTAATTCATATGTCCATGTGTCGTCATATTCATATGATGTAGATATAGGACTATGTAAAGGTAATCCGTTTACTAATATTGCACTGGCTCCATTTACTTGCCCGTTATTTGATGTTGCATTGCTTACTGTATTTAAATTAATATTATTTGGTAATCTATAAGTTTTTGCAAAAAAATTAAATTCTGTAGGTGATAATGTTTGGTCTATTAATCCTCTGCTGTAATTTGGATTATCATAACTAGTAATGTATCTATGAGTGGAATCAAATTGTACACTTAAACCATCTGTGGAAAGGAAACTTGTTGTTTTGTATCCTTGTGAGGTATCTGGTTCTGTTTCGGTCCATATGTTTTTTAGTGTACTTACGCCTGTGCTAACTATGTCTACAGGTTTTTTCAAATTACCTTCTTCATCAACTGGTAAGTATTCTAATAGATTTATTCTAGTATTTCTAGATTTTCTACTAAACGGATTTAATATATCTTTCCATATGTCATTAGTTAAATTTTCTCTAGGACCCTGTCTAATTATTCCTTTTTCTAGATCAGACCACATAGGAACATTTTTACTGCTATAATCTGTATAGGTTACGGTGATATATTGGTCGTCCCACCAACTTGGCTTTTTAAAGAAACCTAACATTTCCCAAGGATGTGTATGAGGTCTTACTGTATCATAATAATATGTGTACCAGCCTCTCCAATGTCCTGGAATCGTGCCCTCTCCAGATGCAATTGATCCACTTGTAAATGATTCTCTGTAGTTCCAAGTCCATTCGTTATTATTATCGTAATGTTCATTTACAATAGGATCTACTTTGTTTTCTATAACCCAATTTTCAAAATTTGTTTGAAGTAAATCATGATATAGATTCCATTCTGGTTTTTCACGTCTCCATCTACCCTGTCTTATTTCTATTGCATTAAGTTCTGGATAATCAACAGTATCTCTGAACTCTGCTTTGGCAGAATTGAAAATACGTTTTTCAAATTCTAGTACGATTTGATCTCTTTCATCTCCGTAAATAGGTGTCCTACTGCCATCATGGCCAACAATTAAATCTTGTGAAGTTTGGAATGTGTCATCACTGATTATACCTGGAGTGTGTAAAGGATAAAGTCCCATTGTACTAGGTGTTGCAGGACATTCTACACTATCTCTTTGTGAATTATAAATTTTAAATTCTAATTCATCTAAAAGTTCCGGAGTATAATTTTTAAATGTCACAGTTAAGGGACTATATGTAAGTGTGTAATCTTCACCCACAGTCATTAATTTTTTAACATTATTTCTTGTATAGTAAACTAATAAACTATTTTCTACTTTGTCTAAATCTAATGCTGTTGAAAGGGTGTAGGAACCCAAGGTAATATCATTTACAATTAATGATTCTTTGAGATAATTATCACCGAACGGTAATATGTATGTTTCGCCAAATACATTTCTTCCTACACTAAATGAAATCAAGTTTCTTAAAACTTTTTCTAATATTTCTTCGTTAGAAAAATTATTGAAATCAACTAAATTATAATAATTGTCTAATTCTTTAAAAAATCTTTTCTTATATTTTCTGTATTCACTACCGTTAAATCTTAAAGCATCTATAATATTGTGTGGTTGGTCATCTAGTAGAAAAGCACCTAAAATTAAATCTGTGTTGGATTGAACTATATCTACACCGTATAATTCTTCTCTACTTAAAGAACTGTAATTATTTGTACCTAAAACATCACCTGTAAACCCAGGTTGTGTTTCCATATAATTTTTAAAATGTGGTAAGAATTCAGGTTCTGAAATTTTTGTAATTTCTTCTTTGAAAGGATTATTGCCCCATGCTATAGGCATCTCATGCCTACTGGTATTATCTATGGTATCGTCTAGACCTCTAGAAAATACAGAAATTTCAAAGATGTCACCTATATTAAAATGTTTTCTTAAAATTTCTATTTTATCGCCGTTAGTGCTGTCGTTTATAAAAGTAAAGTCATGAAATAGGTCTCCATTTTTCCTAACTCTTATATTCATACCATTTAGATAATTTTCTTCAGTTCTAGCATTACAACCAAGATTAAATATCTGCTCAAAATTATCGTAAATTGTTCTGGTAATTTCAATTATTTTTTCAATTCGTTGTTGACTTTTCCATTGTGGACTTCTAAAATTATTATGAAATACAGGAGTTTTTCCTATTACAGCAGACGATGAGCTAGTACCAGTGCCATCACTAGATGTTTTTGTGACTGATCTTAATAATTTATAATAGTAATATCCTTCAATATTTGTAGGTTCTGAACTTCCTATAACAACATTGTTATAGACTTCTGTCTCCATGAAATTTTCAAAACTTATTTCACTGGCATTTTTAAATGCTCTATAAGCCAGAGGCAAATTATATTCTTTATCGGTATCTCCGGTTCCAACTTCAAAACCAAATATCTTATTTCCCCTAAAGTTATTACTAGGAAAAATAGTTGTGTCGCCTAAATATCGTTTTTGATCGTCATATAAATTAAATAAGGGTGCTTGGTTGAGTTTAGATTTAGTTTGTGCTTGTACTAGGCCATTTTTATAAAAATATTCTTTACCTTTTTCAAGTTGGCCTGACGACACAAATACAGTATCACCTGTTGTTAGTGTTTCACTTACACTTAAACTAATTGCATTTGCATTTCCGGAATCAACTGTTGCAACATAAACATTTGCAGAAATAGTAGCATCATCATTAGGGAATATTAATTTTGTTCCTGTTTCAATAGTTATTGCATCTATATCAACATTACTCGCATCTAATCCTACAACTTCACTATACAGTAAAGTTGAACTAACATCAACATTACCTTTACTGTTTTCACCTACATTAAAAAGTTCTAAATCTCTATCAAATTCTAGGATAGGCCTATTGGCTCTATGTGTCCTAGACGGAAGTTCGTCTCCTGCATCTGTAAAATTATCTTTGTGATACCAAAAGTTAATTCTACTCCAAGCATTTTTATTCGCTGAGCCTCTTCCTAATACTACATAATCCTTTCCTGTTTGTGGATTAGCAATACCATTTGCATAACTTACATCCACTGCCACTAATACAATGCTTTCGCCTACGCCTTCAACTATAAATTCTTTCCCTACATATTTGGAATTACTAATAACATAATCACCGGTAAATGTTACTTTCATACCATTTTTAAATGCAGTTCCGCCTGTAGGAGTATACTGTTTCTTTCCTATTATGTCTCGATCAACATTTATAGGTGCTGACAAACTACCAGAAATAGATATTGCTGTTGGAGATTTTAAAACTTCCAATACTGTAAGTGTAATATCTACAGCACCGCCATTACCTAGATTTGCATCACTGATTGTTATAGTATCATTTTTAGAGAAAAATAATCCTTCTGCTGATACTGTGATTCTTGCAGATCCGTCTGAAGAAACTACTACAGATATTATTGCATCTTGTCCACTTCCACTAGTGGTATATTTGCTACTATCTATTGTGTATGTACCTGGTACTCTAGATGCATCAGCATCTACAGTTTCTGTTATAGAAGTAATAATTCCGTCAGGAGCCCAATAATATTCTTGATAGTTTAAAAATTTATTTAATTCTATTGGTGGTAAAAATGTTTGGAATTCAGATCTTAACCATTGATTTTGCTCATTTACATCTACATTGTAATTTTTTAGTATAGATATAAATTCATCGTAAAAAATAAAATTTTCACTTACACCAGTATTTGCATTTAAATTGTTTACCGTAGGTAATAGATTATAATACTGTTTGTCTAAATCTTCTTCGTATATCCAAGTACCATCTACTAATTTATCTTTAGATGTTTTCTTACCCACAAAGCCACTAATAGGCTCTATATTTGCTTTGCTATATAATTGCTCAACTGTGCCTTCAAAGAAATTCTTTACTGTATCAGTCTGCAGAATTCCGGGTAGTTTTTTATAAATTTTATCTGCCATTATTAATTAGCCAACGTTGTTTTAGTAATTTTATCAATTATTTCTATATCCGAAACCTTTGCAGTATTAACAAAGAATTCATTACTTTCTGCTTTTATCTGAAATAAATCGCCAAAGTTTCCTGAATTTGTTTTAGGCACAATTACAATACTTCCTATTATTCCACTTAGTTGTTGATGTACATAACTGCTTAATTCTGTAAAATAAAAATTTTCACCGAATTCCCAATTAGTTACATCAAAATAAGTATTAAATGCTCTAATAACTTTAGTTTTTATTTCATTATCACTTAGAGTTGTACCTGAAAGTTTTACTACTCTGAATTTAGCCTGTACACTTTCGTCAGCATCTGCACCAAATAATCTTTTAAATTTTGCACTTTTATAAACAAGTGTGTCACTTGCATTTTTAAATTGTTCTAGATTTTGAAACTCGTTTGCAAGTTGATCACTCGTAGGTGCTAAAGGATATGGTGTACCCGGTACATTTAAATATTTTTGTATTTCTGTGTAGTAGGAATTTGTTAATACTAACATCTCAACAACATTACTAATACTAGGGTCTATTCTTACATCATTTGGTGCTTTGTGATCCCATTTCATTACACATGGTCTTATATCAGGTAGTCTAGTATTTTGGTCTTTACCTCTACCCACTTTTACAAAACAATCTGTAGTTTCTACTAAACTAATACTATCTGCGTCAGTACTACTTCTTGTCATTATATAGAATTTTTCATTTTCAACTACATAAATTTTTATACCAAAATATTGATTTGCTGTATTTTCAAATTTTTCTGCTAGTGCAAGAGTGTCCACTAGGATATAATTTACTGTACTCCATTCCACTGGGTCTGAATAACTAATAGGGGATATAGTCCCAGGGTTACCACTGGCTTGAGTATTGTCCCAATCTGTTTCTCCTCTCCAATCCAATATTACACCACTTACCGGACGATCGTATACATAACCGTCAAAGTCTGTGTAATTTTCAAATATTATAAGATCTGTACTTGATACGAATTCATTAAACTGGAACGGTTTATCCGGTACTAAATCTCCGTCTGAATCTATTGGTGCAACTTTAACTTTTCTATTATCTGTATATCCATCTGAATATTTAAATATATCAGAAATTTCATAAACAATATCTGTATCTAATCTATCTTTTGCTGATTTGTATTCAACTAAAATTTTATCTCTGCTTATAGCACCTGTTGTGTCTGATGCAAATAAGTGGTAATTATCATCAAGTTCATCATACGTTAGAGTGCCTGTACCTGCTGAAGCATTCGCATTTGTTAGGAACATTCTTCCTACTTCACTTGCGTTGCCGGTCAATCCGTCTATACCATATGTAAATATAGTACTATTACCGTGATATATTTCTGTTAGTCCGGTGTTATTGTTATATTGTTTGTATGTAATATTTCCGTTTTCGTCTAATATATTATACCCAAAGGTTGTATTATCAAATGTAAAGTTTAAATTATTTGGTAGTTTTGAAATACGCCCGTCATTATTAGATAATGTAACATTGTTTGTTGATATATTACCGTCATCAAAATACGGATTTAAAGAAACGTTTGCCGCATTTACAAATCTATTTAAAGTCAAAATGTTTGCAGGAGTATGATCATCAGTTACTGTGTCATTTCTCATCAATCCAAATGTGCTTTGCCATGTAACATTTACATCAAACCATTTTATATCTCTAGTCCTTAAAGCAATATTTGTTCTCAAACCATTAGGATCATAATATGCTGAATTATCTAAACTTTGCCATGCATCAGCAACATTATCGTCATTCGAATCTGCCCATACAAATGTTTCTGTTACACCTGGTTTATAATTTAGTGTATTAAATGTTATGCTATCTTTAACTGCTTGGGTTGTGTTATCTGTTACTTTAACAGATTTTACATTATAAAATTTTAAATCGTTTGCACTTTGAACAACGTAAGATAAACCTCTTATAGAAACATTATATTTGTAACTACTATTGTTTATAGGAGTATATTCAAATAACATTAACCAACTGTTATCTAATCCTGATAAAGTTGTATCTTTTGCGTTTTGAATACCTAAACTTCCTGTTTTAAGTAAGTCTGCATTTGAAATAATATAATAAGATTGATCAGTTAAATCAAAACCTAAACCAAATGTACTTTTATTGCTTAAGGCATTTTCTATAAGTACTTGTTCAGCGGCTGTAAACGTTTTTCTTAAACTTGCAATTACTTCATCAGCTCTCCAATCGGAATTAACACGATCACTGAGTGTCCACGGGCCTATGCTTGTGCTTAATCCACTAGACAATGCACCATTGTTTTGGACGCCGGTAATTCTTACCCATTTGTAGTTTGCAATATTTGTGGGGTCAACAAATTTAACAAAAGTATTTTCTTGAAATACTCTGGTTGATTCTGTATTGTTTACCATAACCACAGTATCTGCACTACTGAATGTTTCAGTCATATATCCTGTTGTGCTGTCGGTTGCTACCGGTAAAGGTTTCCATCTAATATTAAGAGTATCTGTTTGGAATTTAGTTGGTATGAAATTGTTCCATTTTTCTCTTAATGTGTCATATATTACATTGTTTAATCTTTGTTCTTTTAAGTAGTTTACGATAGTATTATCTACAACTTCTGCAGGCGTATTGTTATCACTTACGGTTAATTCCTTTGTTATAGGATCATTGTCTTTGTAAAGATATCCATCTTCTGTGTATGTTTCAACACTTTGAAATGTTCCAGTAGGATCATTTATATCTATATATCTACTATGTCCTGCATGTGTTCTATTTGTTGCTTTAAGTTTTAAGATGTTTGTTGTTTGACTTAAAGGAAACACATTGTAATCTTGTGCTGACACCATTCTATTTTGTGTATAGAATGTTTGCGGTGCTCTCTGTTTTATATTCTGTAAACTTTCTGCGGGTAAACTATTGTTTACTGTGGATTCTAAACCAAATGTAAGTGTTAGTGAATATGCTTCACCAGTTTGATTTACATATGGTATAGAAACATTTAGACTTTTAGCATCATCAGGATGTATAGAAAATACTTCACCATCACTTGTTCTATGCCATACTCTAAAAATACCACTAGGCACATTTCCAAAGTTTCCATCAGGGAATTTAATTCTAATGCCGTCATTGTTTAAATTTTCTACAGCATATAAATTTCTTGTATTAAGTGCCTTACTGTTATAATTTAAAGTCTGTCCAACAGTATTTGGTATCTTTGTCCATTGATTTTGTACAACACCCTGTGTATTGACTTCCTGAATATAAACATCAGTTTCATTAATATTCTTTTTAATTATATCCTGCAATCTATTTTGCAATGGTACTTCATAATTAAAGTCTTCAAATGCCAATTGTCCTTGTTTAAATAACAAAAAGAAACCTGTGTTGTTACTGGATAATCCTAATCCATCGTTTCGATAGAACAGTCCAAAATTATTTGTTGGGTCAGGTTGTTTTTCATAAAAAAATTGGTTGTCAAAGAAATCTCCATTTGTTATTTCAAAATTTCTAGTTATGCCGTTTACATTTATTGTAAATGCATGTGCAATAGGAGACGTTATAGGTGTACTAATTTCATATTGTTCTGTGTTTATTCCTGCGACTTTACCTGATTTAACTGGTGCTGAGAATCTATTTGTAGATCCCATAGATGCATTTAGTACTGTTATAAATTGTTCGTAACTGTCTGGATTGTTAGCATCGTCCCAAAAAATATTTTGATTAGATAATTGATTTCCTTGGCTATCTGTTAAGGGCTCATTTGTTCTAACAGCAGTAATTTTCATAAGACCACTTGCTGGAATATTTCTCTTGGGATTGTAACCCAGCATTCTTGCAAGTTTAAAAACAGAGTCTCTTCTTTCTGCAGTTTCTAGAAAATTTTCTCTAGTATTAACATCCATTCTAAATGCTAAACTTGTACTTAAGAATGCCAATAATTCTATAATTGCAATGAATTCAGAACTTTCAATATAATCGTTAAAGTTTTCTGGAAAGTTCGTTCTGACATATTCTACGAGACTGGTTCTCATAGTGTCGAAATCGTATGCTTGGAAGTCTACTTCACTAAAGGCCTTATATGCAACTTTCCAGTCTTCTGCCGCAAATAAATTATTCTGTCTATTTACTAATGCCATTAATATTCCTCTGCATTTCTTCTATTGTACTCTAAAAATAAAGTTTCTGCTTGATCTATGTTATAATATTTTATTACAACTTCTGCTCGTATGCTTTGATCAGTTATGTATAAAATTGTGTTTTCCAGTTCCACTCTGGGATCTAAATCAACAATTCTTTTTATATCATCTTTTATATCTTCTTGTAATGTTGGTGTTTCTGGTTCCATTAACATGTCCCAAATTATGCTACCAAAATTAGGCCTCATAACTCGTTCACCTCTTTTGGTATAGAAGTGATTTAGCAAATCTCTTTTTATAAGATTTGTATCGGTAAGGGTATAAGGTGCCCTATTTTTATCTACTGTACTGAAACCTTTGAACAATGTTGCCATATAAGTATTTATCATAATAGTTAAATATAGTTTTAATAAACACTTGACTTTTTAAATTAAGATGTTAAACTAACGACATGAAAAATGTGATCTATTTACATGGAGCAAATGCAGACCCTGACAACTTTAATTATTATACATTAAAGATGCCAGAACATCCATTCTTTGCACCTGCATACGATATGGAACAAGATCCTTACGATTTAGTTGAACATGTGAGAATGCAAAAAGAAAGAGAATGGGGCAAACAAAAGGTAGTATTAGTTGGGCATAGTTTCGGCGGATTACTAGCAAGTTGGTATGCAAGTGTATATCCAAATAAAGTAGATCATTTAATTACAATAGCAACTCCTTGGCAAGGTACACCAGTAGCAAGAATACTATCTATGATTTTTAGAAATAGAAAAGTATTTGACAATACCAAACCTGGTGCTGACGTATTGCGTTTATTACAGGAAAAAACTTTTACTGGAAAACACACAAATATTGTCTGCACGGGAGGTGCTAATCCATTAGCAGGTTTAGGAGGCCATGCAAATGACGGAATGATATCGGTATCCAGTCAATCTGCAACACCACCTAAATTTAAAAAAACCCAAAATATCTATATAGAAGCAGGGCATAGTGGTGTTCTGTTAAATAACGATGTAACACAAATACTACAGGATATAATTTTTGAGAAATAATATGGCAGATACTAATACGTTGAATAAAACACTTGAAGAAGAATTAAGAATTATGCTCGTTGAAAAAAACAATGAGAATAACAATTTAAGAGCTCATATTAAATTGTTGGAAAAAGCAGTTGCAGAAGAGCAAGAACAAAAATATAGATTGCTTGTTGAAAATGCTGATCTTAAAAAAGAAATACTAAAGACTGCTTAAAAGAAAATTCCTAATTTATTGTAGGCACGTTTTTTAGCAAGTCTTAGAATTGCCCGTAATTCCGCAAAATTTAAACTTCTTTGAGCAGGATATAAAGTTGCCTCAACATCATCCAATTCTACTTGCCAGTTTAAATGCTCAGGAGTTGCAAATAGTTCTGCTTCATATTTTCTTCTTGAAACATAATCTGCTCTCACGGTGGCTCTAGGATTTTTACCTACTCTACCTACCCTGAATGCCTGCATGAGTTTTGGTACTGCTTCATATCGTCTTTCGTTTAATGCTCTTAATACTTTACTTTTTGCAAAATTATCCACGCCGATGTGAGATACAAAACTTGCTAGAGCACCAATCTGGTTTTGGTTAAGTGGCACATTTACTAAATTTTGTATGTCTTTAATTGCTTTCTTTAAGTTTGCTTCTAATGCCAATCTTTGCCCTGTAGGACCTAATCCATCTATAAATTCTACAAGTTTAGTGCCTGTTTTTTTGTGAATATAAATTATGGTAGGCCCGTCTATGTATACGTCTATACCTTTACTTTCCAGTCTTTCAACTACTGTATCAAATATATTATCTGCCATTATCCACCGCCCTGAATTTTAGATTTTACTGCGTTTTTAAATTCGTCTGCCTTACCACCTGTTACTTCGTTGATTACACCGCTAATGTCACCCTTCATACCTTTTACAACAGTATCTTGCAAATCAAGAGGTAACCCTAATCCATCTAAAGAAAATTGTTTTAGTTTGGCTTCTAAATCTGTTAATATTTTACTTTGCCCTATAATTTTTTGCATTATAGAATTAGTTGTTGGAATCCTAAAAGGAGGAATAGCAATACCTAATGTTTCTGCTACTTTAGTGATACCTTCCAAACTTGCTAAATTAACATCTTTTAATGACATAAAATTACTTAGTGTTGCATTATATTCATCGTAAACTGATTTAATTTCTCCAAATTTATCTTTTGCTTCTGCAAATCCTTTACCTATTTTTGTCCCTTCAGGAGTGTCAGCATCTGCTGGTGTGTCGTCTGTTGGGTCCACTTGGTTTTCCAATGTTTCATTCTCTACAGTCTCGTCTTCTTCTATACTGGAAGGATCTTCTGAGCTAGGATCATACTGGCCATGGCCTATATAAGGTTCTGCTGTGATTAACTTACCTACAATAGTATTTACTGAAGGTCCTTTTTCAGGACGTTGGCCACCATTTAATATTGGGTTCTCAGACTCTCTGTCGTATTCTGGTTGAGCAGATGATTGATCGGGTTTTTCGGTGCCGCCTAGTTGAGGTGCCGGTACAGCCGGAATAAGATCAGGCGTTGGAACAACACCAGGATTATTTAATCCAATACTTGCACCAAAAATGTTTGTTACGCCACCTGCAGAAAGTGTTGCGGCGCCACCGGCTAGGACATCAACTTTACCTGAGGCTTGTACTGTAGTAAAACCCTGTGATTGTATTGCCGCACCTATTGTACTCGTTAATGTCAATCTACCTGCAGAGTTAAGTTGCATATCTCCTGCATTGGCAGTTATTTGTGTATTTAAATTTGCATGTATGGATGTATCAGCGGCTGAATGAAATCTTAAATTTCCTCCTGTTCCTAAAGGTGGAACACCCAAGGCACCCAATTTACCTGATATTCCTTTGTAACCTCCTGCATCATTATCGCCAGTGGCTTTCATATTGATATCATTACCTGCTTCTAAATTAATATTTTTATCTGCTCGTAAATTAAAATCTCCTTTTGCCCTAAGACTCATACTGCCTTCGCCAAAGATATTAATGTTACCGTCCTTATCTAGTTCAAACCATGCTGTACCATTTTTATTAATAACATATATACACCCGGTTGTATCATCTAATAATATCTGATTGCCGCCACCTGTTCTCAATCTAATATTGGAATTAGTTTGATTGTCATCCATTACAAATTGATGACCCGGTCCTATAGAATTTCCTTTTTCGTCTCTTGGTCCTTTTGTTAATATACCTAAAACTTCACTTGGTGTTTCTCTTCTTGCACTACTGGATGTTGCTCCTCTTAGTGGATCGTTTATAAGTCCTTGTTTTGTTATAGTTTCTGCAAAATCGTGATATATTGGTCTTAATTTAAGATTGTTTTTTGTATCTGTATCGTAATTATTTTTTTCTACTGTGGGTGTATTAAACGGCCCGCCTTGAAAACTTGGACCACCGGCAATACCTGGTACCGCATTGTTAAAAGGTATTGGCATCGTGTGGCCTACTATAAAAGGTTTAGATAGAAGCCCATCTCCAAATGCTACTAAAACAGTATTTCCTACATCAGGCGGTGGCGTCCACATGCCGTAAGAATGTAAAGAATTTTCATCCAATGTAATATCATCATCTCTTACTAAATTAGGATCTGATGCACCGTAAAATTGAGATGTATACATACACTCAAACAAGTTTTTTTCTGTGGGATCTTTGTTTAGTTCAGGTATGTTTACAGAAACTTTACCGGTTCTACTAGCATCTTTATTAAAGTCTACAACACCAATGTAGATACCCCAGAATCTTTCGGTGGAGTTCCTCTGAGCAAACGGATTGCTATATGTGGCTTTCATGGAATCTAAAACATAAAACCATTTAGGCATCTTTATCCTCCATATTTGTCCTCATATATTTGTCTTTGTTCTGAGGTTATCAAACCAGTACTTGTTAATTCGTCTATAGTTAAACCTGATCCGAAATCTAAAACACTTTTAGTATAGTCCGGATCGTTAAATCTGATTTTATCATCTTCCGAATTATGGCCCTGTGCTTCCATGGCCGCTTTAACCCTTATAGTCGCTTCAAATTCGGATCTTATATCATCTAACGATAAATCATCTTTATTTTTTATTTTAGATAGATCCAATGTTAATTCTTTTGATGTACGCAAATTTACCGTAAATCTACCGCCGCTAAAACTATTTACTATTTCTAATACTCTATATATCCCAGTAATGAAATAATTTTGTTTACCTGTTGGATATAAACCTTGATTTAAATCTTCATCTTCTATAAAAGGATCAAAATACATAGGTTGCCTTAGCTCAAATAAAATAAAGTTATCTCCGCCATATGTATTAATGCCGTCTGCATTAGACCTTTCATCTTTAATAGCAGGTACCTTATCATAATTTATCCCGCCTGATTTATCTGGTTGTCCTAAATACCATGGGTCTCCTCTTACCACCATGTCCAAAACAAGTAACATGTCAGCAGTATTTTTTTGTCCGTACATGTATCCAAATAAATTTTGTTGTGTTGTTAATGGTCCACCTGATGCACTGGAATCACTAACTATAGCCTCGTCTACTCCGGGTTTCAACGTACCGGTTCCGCTATTTTCGGAGTCTTCTTTGTTTTTTGCATCTCGAACTTCTGCACTATCGATATCACCTGGATCTAAATACTGATATGAATTTGTTTGTAGTAAATCTCCTCCATATACATAACCACTTGCAGTAGGAGTATATTCTTCATCTAAACTGTCGTTAATGAGCCTTTGTCTATCACTTTCTGTTTCTGTACCGGACTGACTTCTAGCACCTTTAGGAGTTAATTTTTTTATAACGGCCTCATTAATTTGTCTACTAGACAATCTGTTTATAAGATCAGTAGCCGCCGCACCTGCCTTATCTGCAAGTACTTCTTTTATTTTTGCATCGTCATATCCGGCCGCTCTTGCAAGATCTCTGATACTTCCGTCTTTTGCCGCTTTAAACATCTTTAAAAACTTTTTAACATCGTTTAGTTTTCCGGCCAATTCTGCTAAACCTCTAGCACCCAATGGATCACCTAATTTTGTAGGGTCTATATTAAAATTTCCAATATTATTTAATAGTGCGTTACCAAACTGTGCATTGCCTCCAGGTGGTATTAAAAAGTTTATACCAAAATCATATTTTATATCAACATTTAATATTTGATCGTTTCTACCAGTAAGGATATATTCGTATGCTCTTGTTATTTCCATACTGTTTATCCTACGTCTAATTTCTTGTTCTTCTGGTGCTAGTTCTTCGACTGTAGCAATTTGTTTTCCTGATGCAGATGTAAACACGCCTGGTTCGAATTGTATTCTTTTATTATACCCTCCTCTTTTGTTATCGTATTCTAATTGTTGTACAGTTGCGTTTATTTTAAAATCATTAATATAAGTTTTAGTTGCATCATATTTAAATTTTCCGCTTTGGTCAATTTGTGATCTTGTAATACTGCTTGTATAGTCTTTATTTCTTGCTAGTAGTTTACCAATATAAGCATCAACAGGTTCACCTCTAGTAACTTCAATTTTTATTTTGTTTGTTTCGGGTGTTTCCCCACTATAATCGGTACCTTCTTCTGTTTGTTGAGTATCTGATCTTGATGTTCCACTATTATCTATATCTGAATTTGCAATGGATGTTGAATCAGATTCTCTTTGTAATGTCTGATCTTTAATAATTGTTTGGCCAGAACCTGTTATATTTTCCTTTTTAAATACTATTTCATCTATAGTATCTTTTGATTCTGCAGATGTTCTTTGTATATAGTGGTTCCATTGTGTAACTAAACTATCTATATGCTCATCTATTGTTTCACCTATTGTGGTCATTGTTGTTGGAATTTTATAATTTGCATCGGTATATGCAATTTCATCTGCTACAGCAAATGTTAAATCGTATGAGGTACCAGTACTATTAAGTTCAAAAGTTGCTGTTTTTAAAAGTACCTTGAACCTGTAAGGTCCTGCTATGTCCTTAATTTGTCCACCGTTATCGTGATCATTTATATCATCTTCGTACCCTTGAAAATTAATTTCAAAAAAGAAGGGTGCTCCGTCTACACCTCTGGCAGAATCGGCTGGTATACCCAGTCTACGTCTACCTAATACTATCATATCAAAAAAGTTAGCCGCACCTGGTTGTTTTATAGTGCAATCAATAGTTTTTGTAATTTTGCCACCAGTGCCACTGGGAACTGACATTATTTCAACATCATCTATAAGTGTTCCGGTTACGCCTGTTTGTGCTAGTACTACAGTATTTTCCGGTTTAGCCGAATAGGCGCCATTTAAGAATCCGCCCTTAGATGTAACTTCTCCTCCTGTGGTTGTTCTTGGTTCTCCTTCGGTATCATCGCTTCTAACTTCTGTTTGATCTTCTACAGGCGGTATCATATATAACTTTATGTTATATGTAACATTATCAAAATTGTCTAAGGGATTGGTTGGTATATTACCTAGGTATCCGTTTTTAGTTGTGTTTGTTCCTGCCATTTTTAGCCCATCATATTTTTGACTGTTTCCGGCGATGGTATTTTTATTACAACTCCTGCTTTGAAATCATTGAGAGGGTCTTTAATTATATCAGGATTCTTAAGTGCGAATACCCACCATAGTCTGGGAGTACCATATAATTCATTTGCTAAAATATCCGGTCTACCTACATGTGCATCTTTGATTTTAAAATCTATTTCGTAAGAATCTGTTGGTATTTTAGGTAAGGTATTTATATCCAGAAATCCTTCAAATGTTCCTGCATTTCTTAAAAAACTATCACTTCTATGAAAATCTGCCATTAAATATATCCGTCCTTGTATGCTTTGCCATTTCTCAATGTATCGAGATTAAAGTTTTTACGCAATTTATGTGGTGTGTAAGTTGGGTATAAATCAAAAGTAACTGTGGAAGTTGTTGGTACATACGTTGTAGTATTTTCGTTACCTACTTTTATTTCTACAGGAACATAATCAACATCGGGCGGTAGTTCAATTGAATAAGACAATACAACTACAGGAACTTTGTTAAATCCGTGATCACCTAAATATTCAAATAACATTACAGGAGGCGGGGTACCAAATGTTCCGTTAGCAACCGATTGATCACCATAAAAAGATTTAGTTACTACTCTGGCAAATTGCATCAATCCCACAAAATACCTGCCCTCGTCTATATTATTAACTGAGAATGTCGATACTACTGTTAATCTAGGTGGTGTTGACATTTGATATGTATTAATAGGATAATTCATCCCCTGCATCTGTTGTTGATCATATTCTGCAGATGCTGATACATAAATTTGTGGAGTGTACTGCCAAACTAAACCGCCTGATGACTTAATAGGTTGCATAACAGAGTTTTTGTCTTCTCCGTAAAATCTTTTAGCACCTCCGGCCTTTGGTCTTAGTCTCGCTCTCCAATCAAAGTTTGATGTAAATCCTTGTCCTTCACTTGGATTAATTGCTGTTGAACTTGCGGCCTGATTACTTTGCTGGCCCAACTGTTGTTTTAATTGTTGCTCACTTAATTGCCTAGCACCAAAAAGCAAATTACTACCTGGATTCCTACTAGGACCGGCATTACCATCATAAAAGAATGAATAAAAATCTGCATCAGACAATCCGCCTAATATTGCACCTGTAACTGTTGTTCCGCCCGGTATTTTGCCTAATAGGTTATTACCTACACCGCCTATTAATCCTTTTAAGTAATCTTTTCCGCTTGGCATTAAATCTCCTTGTATGTAACTATTTATCGTATTCATTAAAACAAGTTTTAATTTGCCAGTTTCTATAAATACTTATTGACAATGCACAGGAACTGTGTATAATAACACAATATAAATGAACGATAATTTTGAGGAGAGTTATAATGGCACAGCCTAAAAAGGTTAATTATCTTAACAACAAAGACATTCTAAAAGAAATACACAAAAGTAAGATGACTTACTGTTATGTAGCAGATGAAAAATATGCAGATTTTGATGTAATTTTAGAAGATGTTAAAAAAATCAATAGAAACAGTATAAAAGTTGCAAGAGAAAACAGAGCGGCACAAATACAATCAGCAGGGTATCAAGCCGCAATGGCATTACATGACCCTAAAGATTACAAAAATAAGCCAAAACAAAAAGAATTTGCAATAGATCCTAAAAGTATAGATCAAGAAGATTTAGTTTTTAGAGTTATGGACATGGATCACATACCTGAAGAACCTGGTAGAAAAAAGAATCCTAGAAACGAAGCAGAAACAAAAGCAAAAGTAAACTTTCCTCCTTTTAAACATTATGCTTACATAGGCGGTGAATTAAAAGAAGTTGCAAGAAGTCATTGGCAAGGTAGTTTAAGTAATGGTGAGTTCTCTGTAGATCATGGAAGGATTACAAACAAATTGGGGACTATGTTCCTAAAACTAGTTGAACGTTATTCACACAGATCAAACTGGAGAGGATATACTTATGTTGACGAAATGAGAGGTCAGGCATTAGTCCAATTATCGCAAATTGGATTACAATTTAATGAAGCAAAATCAGATAATCCGTTTGCATATTATACTGCCGCAGTTAATAATAGTTTTACAAGAATTTTAAATTTAGAGAAAAGAAATCAGATGATTAGAGATGATATTCTAATCGACAGTGGACATTTACCAAGTTACGGTAGACAAATCCAACATGAAGAAGAAATGCGTGTCCTCAGAGAGGCCGCACAACAAGAAGATACACAAGACTAATTTATGGCGCAACTGTTTAAGACAGCGGCCTGCTTTACGGATATTCATTACGGATTAAAGCAGAATAGTCGTTTACATATAGAAGATTGTCACAGGTTTGTGGACTGGTTTATTGCAGAAGCAAAAGCCAGAAATGCAGAAACTTGTATATTCCTCGGCGATTGGAATCATCACAGAGCAAGTATTAGTGTTGCGACTATGAATGCATCTATTCAAGACTTTAAAAAATTAAATGATGCATTTGAAACTGTTTACTTTATAACAGGCAACCACGACTTATATTACAAAGATAAAAGGGAGTTGAATAGTATAGAATATGCTAGAGACTTATCTAACTTTGTAATGGTGGATGAACATTTCTTACAAGATGAAGTAGCGATTATTCCTTGGCTTGTTGGTGATGAATTCAAACAAGTACAAAAAATGAAATGCAAATATATGTTTGGACATTTTGAATTGCCTTATTTTAAAATGAATGCAATGGTGGAAATGCCAGACCATGGTGGTATTAACGATAAAATGTTAAGTGGACCAGAGTATGTGTTTAGTGGGCATTTTCATAAAAGACAGTTTAAAAATAATATACATTATATAGGTAATGCTTTCCCACACAATTACGCAGACGTAGACGATAACGAAAGAGGCGCCATGTTTTTAACATGGGGAGAAGAACCTTTGTATGTTAATTGGGCAGAATGTCCTAAGTATAAAGTGTTTACACTTAAACAATTATTAGACGACCATGCAAACTTATTAGACCAATACACTTATGCAAGAGTGAAATTAGACATTAGTATTTCGTATGAAGAAGCAAACTTCATAAGAGAGAAAATGGCTGAACAGTATAAAGTTAGAGAACTACAACTTATTCCTATAAAAGAAGAAGAGGAATATGAAGGCGGTGAAATAAGTTTTGAAAGTGTTGATCAAATTGTTATACAACAATTAGAAACAATAGAAAGTAATACAGTAGATAAAGATGTTTTAATAGACATCTATAACAGCATAGAAACTCAATAATGTTAAAGATTAAAAACGTATCAGCAAAGAACTTTATGAGTGTTGGTAACAACACACAGGCAGTTAATTTTGACAACTGCCAACTTACACTTGTATTAGGTCATAACTTAGATATGGGCGGAGACGGTAGCAGAAACGGTACTGGTAAAACTACTATAATAAATGCATTAAGTTACGCTCTTTATGGAGATGCCTTAACTAATATCAGAAAAGATAATCTAATAAACAAAACTAACGGCAAAGGTATGATTACCACTGTAGAGTTTGAAATAGAGGGTAAATCTTATCGTATAGAAAGAGGCAGACGACCTAATGTATTAAAATTTTACATAGATGGTGAAGATGCAATTAATGAAGAACAACAAGGCGATAGTCGAGAAACACAAAAAGAAATAGAAAAAATAATTGGATTCCCTCATAACATGTTCAAGCATTTAATTGCACTCAACACATATACAGAACCTTTCCTTGCTATGAAAAACAATGATCAACGTGATATGATTGAGCAGTTGTTGGGTATTACAGAATTATCTGAAAAGGCAGAAGTACTAAAAGAAAGACAAAAGCATACAAGAGAAAATATCAGAGAAGAGGAAATCAGAATAAATGCTGTGGAAGAAAGTAATAAAAGAATTGAAAAAAATATTAACGAGATAGAAAGTCGCAGTAGAGCATGGGAAAAGAATAAGGAAGATAAACTTATTGAATTAGGCGAAAAAATAATTCGCATGGAAAGAATAGATATTGATACAGAATTGGCAAATCATAAATTATTGTCAATTATAAAAGATAAAGTTTCACAAAAAACTACTTTAGAAGCAGATCAGACAAGATTAACAAATAGTGCAGATCGCAGTAAGGCTAAACTGGAAGAACTGCAGAGTAATTTATTAAGTGCAAAAGAAGGTGTTTGCCCTGCTTGTGGTCAGGATACAGCACACTTAGAAACACATGAAGAATACACTGAAGAACTACAGGAAAAAATCACAGCAGAAAAAGAATACTATGATGATCTAGAGTTACAACTGTTAAAAACATGTGGAGCAATAGATGAATTAGGTGATATTCCTGCTGTTCCAGAAGTATATTATGATACATTAGAAGAAGCATTAGAGCATAAACATAATGTAGAAACAATGCAAACAAATTTAGAAACAATGGCATTAGATGTAAATCCCTACATAGAACAAATAGAAGGATTAAAGGCTACAGGCATACAGGAAATTAGTTTTGAACTAATGAATGAACTTACACATTTACAGGAACACCAGGATTTCTTATATAAATTGCTTACTAGTAAAGACAGTTTTATCCGTAAAAGAATTATAGACCAAAACATAGCATACTTAAATCACAGATTGGCACATTACTTAGACAAATTGGGTTTACCTCATGATGTTAAATTTGCAAGTGATTTAGGTGTAGAGATTACTGAATACGGTAGAGATTTAGACTTTGATAATTTAAGTAGAGGAGAACGTAATAGACTTATACTTGGTCTAAGTTGGAGTTTCAGAGACATCTATGAAAGTCTAAACAGACCTATGAACTTGATGTGTATAGATGAACTTATTGACAGTGGTATGGACAGTATGGGTGTAGAAAACGCCTTAGGCATATTAAAGAAAATGCATAGAGAATCCAGTAAAAATATTATGTTAATATCACATAAAGAAGAACTTGTAGGTCGTGTAAATAATGTATTAACCGTTGTAAAAGAAGGCGGGTTTACAAGTTATAACACGGATACAGAGTATGTTAATTGATATACACTTTGGAAAAGAAAAATCCTATACACTAACATACAAAATTTACGATACAGAACACGGTAGACTTTTCTACAACAGAATGAAAAGTCAGGAAAACAATCTAATCAGCAGAAAAGAATTTTACGGATTTGGAGAAACTGAACAGGATATTCTGTCTGAACTAAATGATATTAAAAATTTTGTTGCTGACAGAATGCCAGAAAAAAATCTGGGAGACGACCTTAATGTGTTGCATAGTGATTTTGTAGAATTACACAATTACGCAGAACAAAATGATTCTGAATTATATGAAGTGCTTAGAGACTTTAATTACAGAATCCATCATTTAGAATTTTTACAAAACAAACTGAATAGTTCAACAATTTATTTTATGTGTGATGGAGATGCCGGGGTAACACTACCGAACTCTGCACTTGATCATTTTACAATTACTCGAGAGCCAGGAAAGTTATATATGGCATATCCACATGTGGGTAAATCTTTTTATTCAGTATATCTAGATAATGATTTAGATATTACTCCTGATCAAATAGAATGTACTACACTGATGCGTAACACATTGTTTATGTGGTTTGGACAAGGAGTATATAATACTGTGAGTACACAGAACACTCAGATGCGTAGAATGTTTAAATTTTATACTCAGGTACAGGAAAAAATTCCATACGACTTTGACGATAAAAGATTAACTATTGGAAATTTGTTGTTGGGTGAATTAATTGATATGCCAGATAACATAGTAGAAACATTAGCAAAACACAAATATTTACATAGTTGGAATTGTAAGTAACGCATTAAATAGGTCCTACGGACCTTTTCAAACTACATTCAATCGTTTCGTTTCACTTCACTCTTTCATTTGTTTGAAAGTTTTTTTAAGTATACCGTTATCATGTATGTTGGAGTCATAACTCACCTATACAAGGTGAGAATGGTGTCATCATGTGATGCCATCGCCATCTTAACTTCGGGTGCTATTAGGAACCGGTGAGCCTTCTGTCCCCATACACTACCGTCACGAATCTCACGGAAGCCACGTAACCTTTGTAAGTTCAATTACATAACTTGTAGGTTGCTTTTTCTCAGAGCCTACATCCTTTTAATACTGTTTAACGTGTGTTTGTATCTTTGCCGTCATACATCTCCAGAGTCCCGCACCGTGTTTAACGGATTGTCAAGGAGCCCGATTTAATTTGCCTCGGTTGGGGCCGGTGTATGATCCTATGTGTGCCTGTGTTAGTTTGACTTGGTGTCTGTTTGGGCCATAATGAGTTCTTATCAGCAAATAGTTATCAGTCTGATAGTGCTTCTTTAAGGATTTTTGAACCGCCTACTCTAACGTTGATAATTCCGTTGTAGTAGTCGTCTGATAATAGTACTTCTCTATCAAATTGTTCTTTGGCTTCCAAGTAACTGGCAACACCTCTACTTGGACAAAAATATAATATTTCTCTTGTAAAATTGTCTTCACCTAACTCAATTACATCTTCTTTTAAGTAATCATTACTACCCCAATAAGTACGCCAGTCTGATTCTTTATAACCACGCCGTTTGTTCTTTTTGCCTTTTAAAGGGGGTTTTGTGGTTTTAAACTTTGCAAGTTTTTTACCTACATATTTTTTATTGTTGGTATTGTTTGTGATAAGATATACAAATGCTTCACAGTCTTCTGGTAATTCTGTGACTTCTTTTTGTTTATATAACCACATTATAAGTATTCGTTGCTTTCAGAACTATCGCCGTTTTTTGCTTTGGTGTAGTTGCTTAACACTTCTATAAATAACGACCTTTCTTCAGTAGACATATTCCATGCTTCAGTATAAGAAACTTTGCCTTCACTGTATATTGTTAATTCTACAATGTTCTTATAAAGTGCCGATCTGTCTGTTTTTAACTTCTCTAGGAACTGAACTATTTCTTCAGGTTCGGCTGTCGCTAGGAAGCCATGAAAAAATTTACAGGATCTAATACTATTGTACTTTCTGTAACTTCTTCACAATCTTCACAAAGGAATTGTATTTCTTTTTTAATACCATTTGTGGAAATTTTACTGCTTTGTTCTTCTATTTTCTTTCCAATAGATGCTTCACAGTTATTTAAGAACTCTATAATATGTTCTCGATCAGTCACTTCAATAGTTTCTTCTCCTTCCTGCATAATTATTTTTTCTATACTGTCTGCAATTAAGTTAAAGTTTAAAACAGCAATTCTATTAAATGTTTCGTTGAATATTTGCAGTTTGTCCATATCGTCAGGCAACTCTGATATTCCCTGTAAACTTCTAGTTGTTTGGAAATTTATAAGTCCTGCTTCTATAGTGCTTTTATATTTAACAGGCCTTAGTGCTACTTTTAACCCTTCCCATTCTGCAATATTAATTTCTTCTAAAGGTTGTATTTGGTCCAATGAGTCTTGTATACTTGTTGTGCCTGTTAGTTCTTTGTCCTCACAATTTTTACATTTTGCAGTTACTTCCATTTCGTCACCATAGGTAGCAGACTGAATACCCATAAGTATTGCATCTACATCTATATTTGTTAATTCTTGTGGCTTTAATACACTAGGAACACAACTCTTAATAACCTGTACTACTGCTTCACCATTCAACAATGCATCTGGATTCTTCATTAAGATTTCATCCTTTGCTGTCATAGGAAAAACGGCAACTTCTTTGCTTTCTGGAAAATCTAGATCTTCGTCTGTATTGAACAAACCTCCACTAGGTAATTTCATGTACAATTTAGGTTGTCTAAAATGTCCTGCTAATGGATTTGTTTTATTCGTCATAATTAAAACTCCTGTTAATTCTTCTGATAAATACTATATGAGTTTATCTACGATATATTTATCATAGTTAAAACAGCATATAATGGAATTTTAGTAGATGGATACAATTAATTTAGATAATGGACAAACAGTAGTACCAGATTGGGCTAAAGAAGTGACCATGAAAAAAATGGCGTCTGATATGTCTAAATTGTCAGGTACTATACAATCCGAAAACGAAAAGTTAATAAAAGCAATTACAGGAGGTAAGGGTAGTAATAAAGATGCCAATGATGCATCTAAGGCCTCTAAAGAATCCACAAAAACAAAAAAAGAAGAAACAAAAGAAGTTAAAAATACTGTTAAAGAATATAGTAAATTAAGAGCCGCATCTGTGGCTTTGGGAGTTGGTTTAGGCGGATTTATAGGAACAGTAGTGAAGGGCTCTGCCGCACTTGCTGGTGCTATAGCGGCCTTAACTACAGATACTTTATTTAGATATACTGCATCGCTTAACCGATTGACTGATGTTGGGTTGAATCAAGCCGACGAATTTATGGATACTAATTTTGCTTTAAGGTCATTGGGTATGAGTTTAGAGGAAGCCACTAACTTTACTCTAGGTGCGGCAGGAGCCATGCAGGCATTGGGAGGAGATTCTATTAATAATTTACTTAAACAGTTTAATGCCTTAAATGCAAATGGTGCCGATTTTGGATTAACACTACAAGACAACATAGATATTTTAAAAGAAGAAATAAACTTTGCAACTAGATTGGGAAATATTGGCCAATTAGATGAAAAACAACGAACTAGATTAATACAACGAACAGAAAAACTTTTAGAAACACAAATTGAATATTCAGGTGTATTAGGGGAAAGTGTTGAAACTGTTCGAGCATTTACTATACAATTATTGCAATCACAATCAGACTTTCAAGCAAGACTGTTAATGCTAAATGAAGACGCAAGACAGGAACTGATAAAAAGCACCCAGGAGTTTGCAAGTGTTTTAAGAGCAACAGGTGGTGAACTAGGTGGTGAACTAGCCGCGGCGGCCATAGAAGCAGGTTCGTTTGGTGCAATAGGATTCAGTGAAGCCGCAAAAAGATTTGTAACTGTATTACCCAGCCTAGCAGGAGACTTTAATAGGGTAGTACAAGGATTTAACCGTGGTTTGTTAGACGGCGAAGATGTTGCTTTACAATTTACAGAAACCATGGGTCTGTTGACCGAGGGAGAAAAACAGAGAATATTTGCTATTGCCAGAACAGGTGATGCTCAGGCTCTGGCATTGGCTAAAGGTGTGATGCAATTTGAAAAATCGGTGAAAAAAATAGCAGAAGCCGGAGTAGATCTAACTCCAGTGGAGTTCCAAAGAACTATGAATTTGTTGACTTCTACAGGAACGCAACTTATAACTACATTCGGTGCTGTAAAAGATAAGTTTATACTGTCGTTTATAGATGGTATAGATTACGACGCATTTAATAATTCTTTTAAGGCATTAAGAAATGCAGTAACAGAACTAGCACAAACATTTTTTGGAATAGAAGGTGATCAATCAGAAATAGCAAAAAGTTTAGGTGAAAAACTTCCTGTAGCAATAGACTTTATGACTGTGAAAATTGGATTATTTAACCAAAAGGTACAGGATTTCTTAGATAAAAATAAAGATGCAGGATTTTTCAAAACATTTACTGATGTTGTAAAACCAGCTCTTGTAAAATTGTTTGATATGATAGCAATGGAATTCGGTGTAATGCTTCACGGTATAGGTTTAAGAATAAAGTCAGCATTGCTTCCTTTTTATGAATTAAGTGAAGAAGAAATACAAGCAGAAAAAGATGCTAAAAGAGATGAAATTCAAACTTCATTGAATCAAAAATACAGCCTTGCCACAGCACAAGGTATTGCAGAAAGGGAAGGAATAGTTAAAGTTAAAAATGATCCGGTAGATCCAGCATTTATTGGTCCCCCGAAAAAAGAGACCCAAGATAATGATCCGGTAGATCCAGCATTTATTGGTCCCCCGAAAAAAGACAAAAAAGACACCCAAGATATAATTAAATCCAGAACAAATCAATATGGTAAAACGACACCTGGTTACCTAGCAGATGTAGAGGGTCAAAGATTTTTAAATACAGCGGGTACTCAAAGTTCTCCAGCTCAAATAATCAGTTTGGGTTCTACAACATTAAACAAAAAAGAACAACAGGCTATGGATATGCTTATGAAATTACATAAAGAAGGCCAACTCTCAGCGATAGAGACTAATTTACAAATGCAGGCGTCAAGAATTCCAGAAAATATGAGGGGTATAACCGGCCCTGATTTTAAACAATCCTTCGACACAGATAACGTGCAAGGTCTATCCAATGAAGAAATGAAAACATATCTAGAAACTCTTATCCTCTTAACAAGAAAACAAACAAAAACCATAGAACAAGGCAATATGTAGCCAAGACTCCCAGTTTCTTCTTGACAACTTCAGATAAATAGTGTAATATAACTAAAAGGAATCTTATATGAGTTGGAAAAAGTATTTTACATCAGTCGACAACAGTGGATTACCACTGAATGTAACAGGCAACCAGTCTGAAACAGGTCCTGGTGCGGCTTCCAGCAGATATGCAAGTTGGCTACCTGAAGTATATGCAGGTTCTCCCAACAGATTAATGAGATATATGCAGTATGACCAAATGGATAACGATTTGGAAATAAATGCCGCTTTAGATACAGTCGCAGAATTTGGCACACAAGAAGATGAATATTCAGGATTACCTTTTGAAGTCAAGTTTAATGCAGATCCTACAGATACAGAAAATTCCATTATCAGCAAAACAATTAAACAATGGAGTAAATTAAACGATTTACACAAAAGAGTATTTGGTATATTTAGAAGTACTATTAAATACGGAGATCAATTCTTTATCAGAGACCCAGAAACATATAAGTTATATTGGGTTGATCCTGCAAACATTGAAAAGGTTATTGTAAACGAAAGTGAAGGTAAGAAGATTGAAACTTACTTTATTAAAAATTTAGAACCTTTATTTGAAGAATTAACAGCAACAAGTGTAGCAGGATTACATGCAAGACCATACGGAAGTGGACAGGGTCTTACAGGTGTAATGGCAGGCGTAAACAGTACAGCAAATGCTTATGGTACTGGAGCAATAGATGGTGCAGATCAAGGCACTCCTGTTGATGCTAAACACATTGTTCACGTAAGTTTAACACAAGGAATGGATCATGCATGGCCATTTGGTGTTAGTATATTAGAACCCATATTTAAGGTTTTCAAGCAAAAGGAATTGCTTGAAGACTCTATAATTATATACAGGGTACACAGAGCACCTGAAAGACGTGTGTTTATGATTGATGTTGGTAATATGCCACCTCACAAAGCAAGACAGTATTTAGAACAAGTAAAATATGAAGTACAACAAAAACGTGTACCTAATAAGAAAGCAGACGGCAGTGGTGTTGTAGATGCCGCATATAATCCAATGAGTATGTTGGAAGACTATTTCTTTGCACAAACGGCAGATGGTAGAGGCAGTAAAGTTGACACATTACCAGGCGGAGAGAATTTAGGACAAATAGATGACTTAAGATATTTTAACAATAAATTATTAAGAGGACTTAGAATACCAAGTTCTTACTTACCTACAGGGCCTGATGACGGGTCAGCGGTATACAACGACGGTAAAGTAGGTGTTGCTTATATACAAGAATATAGGTTTGCAAAGTATGTAGAAAGGCTTCAAAGACAGATACAAGAAGACTTAGATAAAGAATTTAAGATGTTTTTAAAGCATCGTGGTGTTGATATAGATAATGCATTATTCAATATAGAATTCAATAAACCACTTAATTTTAGCACATATAAAGACTTACAATTGGATACAGAACGTGCTCAATTATATAATGCAGTAGCGGCAGTTCCTCACTTATCCAACCAATTTAAACTTAAAAAATACTTGGGACTTACAGAGCAAGAGATAAAAGAAAACGAAGAGCTCTGGAGATCTGAAAACGGATACGAGAAATACGAAACACAGGATGGTAAATCTGCAGAACTTAGAAACTTGGGTATTAGACCTAATGATCCAATGGCAGTAGATCCTAATTTTGAAATACCAGCAGGAGATATTCCATTGGCAGATCCAACAGCCGGTGAAGAAGGCATAAATACTGATGATACAGGTGAAGGGACGCCTCCAATAACACCAGGCGGAGCAGGTAGTTTATAATGAGATTAATAGAATTTTACAATCCAGAACTTGACGAGTTTGTTAAAAGAAGTAAAGAGGACACTAGAAAATCCAAACTTACTTTGGAAGAGTTAGGCAAATTAAGAAAAGTAAGGGACCTTAAAGACAAAGAAAAAACAGAACATGATAAATTTGTTAAGGTCATGTATGCGACTCCTTCAGGCGATGCAGGTGGCGGTTTAATTTAAACTAGTTTTTAAGTAAAACACCTAAAATAGTAAATATTAAGACATAATAATGCGAAATCACCATTTTCGCATCAAAAACATCATTTTCACACCGTTTTGCAACAAATATACATACATCATATAAGTACTTAACAGGGTAGTTTAGGCACTTACGTCTGAGCCACCAAAAAAAAAATTTAATCGGAGAGACCACAATGTCAGAATCAAGAACACAATTAGAAAACATTCTTGAACTATTACTAGCCGAAGAAAACGAAAAAGCGGAAGAATTGCTTCATGAGTATGTTGTTGCTAAAGCAAGAGCAGAATATGAAAAAGTTCTAGACGAAGACGTTTCAGAGGAAGAAGCAGTTGAAGAATCTGAAGAATCAGAAGAAGAAGCAGTAGAAGAATCAGAGGAATCTGAGGAAGAGGCTGTTGAAGAAGCAGAAGAGTCAGAAGAAGAAGCAGTCGAAGAAGAAATTGAAGTTGATGAAGTAATTGATCAATCAAATGACTTTGCAGATGATATTTCAGCAGACGAAGAAGGTACATTTGAAGACGAAGCAGAAGACGAGTTAGAGTTAGATGCTGAAGATGACAGTGAAGAAGACCTAGAAGATAAAGTTGATAATATCGAAGACGAGCTAGAAGACCTCAAAGCAGAATTTGAAAAATTATTAGCAGACGACGAAGAAGGCGAAGTAGAAGACGGCGAAGAAGCAGAAATGGATGCTGAAATGCCAGATGAAATGGACCTAGAGTCAGTCGAATATGACTTAGACGAAGAAGTTGCAGAAGAGTCAGACGAAGTTGTTGAAGAAGCAACTAAACTTTCTGACAATGTAGCGGCACCAAGTGGCGGACAAGCAGATAACGAACAAGGTATGAAAATGCCTGCTCCATCTAAAATCGCAGACGGTAAAACTAAAGCAGTTGTTCTAAAAGACGGCGGCGAAGGCAACAAAGGTGAGTCAGCAAAAGATCACACACCATCAGACAACATTAAAGTTGAACCTAAAAAGGCATAAGTCTTTTTAATTACTGAGGATTAAACAATGGCTAATAAACTTTATGAATATCTAAGTCCAGAAGCATCTAATGTCCAGATAATGGAATCAAAAGATGGTAAGGACCTATATATGCAGGGTTTGTTCATACAAGGTGATGTAAAAAACCAAAATGGTAGAGTATATCCCAAAGATGAAATTAAGAAGGCTGTTGATAGTGTAAAAGAACGTCTTGCCAAAGGTGAGACTGTGATGGGTGAGTTAGATCACCCTGAAGAATTACAAATAAATTTAGACCGTGTGAGTCACATAATTCAAGAAATGACTTATGACGATTCAAACGGTTTGGGCAAACTTAAAATTATAGAAACACCGATGGGTAATATTGCGAGAGCATTATTAAAAGCAGGTGCTAAACTTGGTGTAAGCAGTAGAGGTAGTGGAAACGTCGACGGAAGTGGACAAGTAAGCGACTTTGATATTGTTACAGTGGACATTGTGGCACAACCAAGTGCTCCTGACGCCTATCCTAAATCTATATATGAAAGTTTATTTAATATGCGAGGCGGAGCGCAAATGTTTGAGACCGCTAGTGCATTAACACACGATAAAAGTGCAGAAAAACACTTGGTGAAAGCAATCACTGGTTTCATCAATGA